TTAGCCTTGTTTCCTTCAAGAATAGCATCAGCATTCTGTGTAGTTTTAAAGTTAAACGATGAATCACTTGAATCAAACTGTATTTCTGTACGGCGTACAGGATCGTTATCAAGAATATGCCTAGACATAACCCATGTTCCCCACTTTAGGTGCGCCATCGGCAGGATCGGCATCAACATAAGCCTTCCTTAACCACCCGGCAGCATCCGTTGGTTCTTTCGATTTAGATGTTTTAGGGGAAGACTTCTTCTCCTTTATTATCATCCTGTTTACAGCAGTTTCAATATCTTTATCTTTCATATGAAGTTAGGGGCGAGTTTCCCCGCCCCTTCCTTGTTAGCTTACTGATGCCAGAATACCGCTAGCTTTCTCGTTCTTAGAAACCAGCCCATACTCACCGAGAAGCATCTGCTTATCGGAGTCACCTGTTTTAGCAAGTGTGACAGTCTGGAAAGGTCTGAGCCAAGCAACGCCCCAGTAATCCATATCCAAGAAGAAAACATTAGCAGCAACTGAGCCAGGACCGTCAGCAGATAGGTTTCGATCTGGAACGATTTTAAACGTACCAAAGTCGGAAACATAAATGTCGACAGCTGCTATAGCTGTTGCACCGCCCTTACCAGAGACGNGGTTACGAGCCGGGATGCCAGGACCAGCACTAGATGATAGTCCAGAGATTGTCTGCTTTACGGCAGACGGGACTAACATAATATCTGGCTGTCCACCAGCATCATAGCATTCCTTAATGGTTGCTTTGATGTTGGCTTCCGTACAGGCAGCGGTCGATGTATTATTGACCATAGCTGTAGTACCTAACGAACCAGCAGTCGGTGAACCACTAGCACCACCCGCTACATGAGCGGTATTGATCCATGCAGGTACACCAGCGGTTGCCCTACCATTCGTAGCATCACCAGCAGCTTTAACGATATTCTGAGTGAGCATGACTTCCATGTCTCTCTTCATACGTTTGCCGAGTTTAGCTAACTGATAGGCTTGATGTTTGCCATGACCTGCGTAATCGACTGCATCGTCGGTTCCTGAAGTCTGGGCAATGTAACGACTTATCTGGGTGTAATTATCAAGTCGCGTAGGAAGCACTCTTGCCGTAGCAGAAGGTGAGTCATCGCCTTCCAACTGGCGATTAGCAGAACCTGCTGTTATGGTATCCGTTTGCCACTCAAACTTTGTGTTATCAGCACTCATTTTAGCGCAGCCGGATAGAAAGGGNGTATCCATAGGAGCGATATTATAAATCACGTCAGATAAATCTTCTCTTATCGCAACTGACGAATAAGTCAGTGACGTATTTGTGGCAATAGCCATGATTTATCTCCTTTATTGAGATTTAAATAAATCTTCCAGTAACGAAGCTGCGTCATCGACGTGGCCTGTAGTCTGGAGACGTTTCATTTTCTCTTTACGTTTGCTTGCACTAGCTTCACCTTTCGCTCTCTTGGCCTTAGTCTTTACAACATTAGGCTTATTCTTGACCTTCTTAGCACGAACCTCATGCTGTTTACGAGTCATGTCTTCATAAGCCTTTGCTTGCATAAGAACAAGGATAGAGCGGTGATCCACCAACTGCGACAGTTCTTCCTGNGTATAACCTTTAGATAAGGCAAACTCTGAAAGAGATTTTGCTATCGCTCTCTGTGTATTAGGATCATTCCATTCTGGTAANATACTTACCATNTTAGAATGTTCTTCCTGTAACATNTGTTGNTGTTGNACCTGCATCTCCTGCTGTTGCTGCTGTTGAGCCTGACCAGCTTGTGCCTTCAACTGCTCGATACCTTCCTGGGCCTGACGATAATCGTCACGCTTAGTTAGGTACTCTTCGCGGTTTTCAGTTTTAAGCCGTTCCCAGTCAATGTTAGCAAACTGCTGGAGGTGAGCATAGTTAGCATCAATAGATGTAGATAAAGCGTCAACGTATTGAGCACGCATTTGCTGAGTCTGAGCGATTTCCTGCTGCATCTGTCCGGCAGCAGCATCCATCTGCTTCTTGTATTCAGCTAGTTGCTGTGTTTTTTGAGTATAATCCTGTTGGCGAGAATAGCCTTTAATGAGTTCGTCTTCGGAGACTTCCACATCTTGTCCGTTTACCTTTACAGTATAGACAGTGGATTCCGTTTCGTCCTCATCTTCAACTTCTTCTTCCTCGGATTCTTCAGAGTCATCATCATCAGCAACTTCCGATTCTTCTTCTTCGACTTCTTCAGCTTCTTCGGTTGCTTCATCAGATACCTCTACGTCTTCAGTTTCTTCAGACGGTTGCTCCTCTTGGTCAGGTTGTTCTTTCGAGTCTAGTAATCCAAGGATTGCATCTTGGGCAGCAGCCATGCTGCTGGGATCAAGATCGGGGGTTAGTGCTACTTCTTGGGGATTCGTTTGAGTGTCCGCCATGTCTTACTCCTATAGTTGATATTCCTCAAGTTTCTTCGCCATCTCTCCAGTTTCAATAATACTGGTTAGATGAAGGCGTATCCGTTCGAGGAGTCGTAAGGATAACCAGAGGTTTTCCCTGGCTTCGGTATCGTGGATTCCTGTATGATCCCAGGCATCCATAATATCTTTTGAAAGCGTATCAAACGCTTCGTTAAATAGTTCGTCAGAAAGTAAATTTTTTGCTTTTGCTTCTCTTTGTTCTTTATCCAAGTGCTACACCTCTGCCTTGTTCAGCTTCCAGTTTTAACTCTGCAACTTTGAGTTGCGCGTCGACCTGTGCTTCGGCAGCTTTCTGTTGGATTTTCATTTGTTCGACTTGTATATGAGCAGCTTTAATTTCTATTTCTTTCTGTTTCAGTTGTAGTTCTGCCTGCTCCATCTGTTCGCGTGGATCAGGCTCTGGTGGTACTGATTCTGGATCGGTGAGAAAATCATCAACATTCTGGAAACCCATATTCTTAACAAGGGCTGCTCCCATGTTGTACATGTTCTTCTCATTAACGATCTTTAATCCACCTCTCATGGCATCTCCGGCAAACGATAACATTGTCGTGAGGTGCATAAGTTGTTGATCTCTATTACCATTTCCTATACCTACGGAAACAGTACAGTCCATTTTATCACGCCACATATCGGGGCGGACAGGAACCCATTTGTTTCTCAGCATCACAACTCTCTGGTGATCCTGATTCTTCATAACGAGTTCGTAGATATTTCTCATTAAGTCTTTAACACCAGTCTCTGCAAAGCATCTCGCAATCAACTCTACTCTTGACTGCGCTGCTGTCATTGTTGCAGACACAGCGGTAGCTGTAGTGTGTGATGTTAAAGCATTCTCATTCAAGCCCTGACTGAACTTGTTCACACCACTNCTTGACTCTCTCAGTTTGTCAAGNTAGTCGAGCATTGAGAAGGATGATTGCTCTAACTGTGGGGTTGCCAGAGGCATGATAGCATTGGGTGACTTAACTCTAACNACACCACCAGGTCTTTGCGTCAGGAGGTCATCCAGGTTAGCTTGACCTTCAAGGACTGCGTACCGACCAAAGTTCTGGTTGTACATGTTGTCCATGAGGTTACGCATCAGGACACTCTTTATCTTTTGAATATCGAGAACAAGGTCAGCAATGGACAGACCAAAGAACTTATGCGGAATCTTTATAGGTGTGATGCTTATGAATGGGATGCTATCTATCTCTTCATTAGCTAGGACTTCCTGACCAACCGAACATACCTTACGGAGTTCTGCAATACCATCACCATCATAATCAATCTTCATAAATGATTCGTGCAGCCAGTAAGTTCTTAACGACTCATCCTCGGACATTATGTTACCGTCACCCCAGGGTAGTCCTCTGGAGTTATCGAAATCAAATCGTGCCAGATCACTCTGGAAAAGATAGTTATCTTCACCGCTGCCTAAATCTTTAGGATCAAGGTCTTTATCGGGATACATAAGTCTTAACTCAGATAAAGTCTTTAATACTCTATGACAAGTAAAGCGTGCATCCTCTATCGTCTTGGCTTCTCTGGAAATCAGGAATTCTTCTGGTGGTACATTCTCTACTTTAACCTTACCCACATAAGCCTTTCTCGTAATAACCACATCATGTTTCGCACCATAGTCATCGCTGTAAGCTGTATGCTCTAAAACCTCAACACCAGGGTTAAGCAGGAGTACATTAAACTCCTGTTCATCAAGACCGTTATACTCTTCCCTATTCCAATCCTCGTACTCATCCCAGTAGCATTTGACAATACCATTCTTTTGAAGAAGAGCATCTGTGAACCAGGTGTACAGTATTTCCCAGCCGGGATTATCCTTGGTAAAAATAAAATTCACATAGTCTGTAGCCTGTTGAGCAGACTCCACATCCTCTGGACCTACAGGATTGAACGTAACCATCTCGTCACCACTGGCAAACACTCTCATCAGAGAAGGCTTGATCCATTCAATGGTATCCATGACTGAAGAGTCTACATACTGGCTTCTACCATCAACCTCGTTACCCAACGGCATACCATAGTAGTATTCCATCGCTGTTTCACGCTGCTTATCAATGGTATCGTTGTACCCAAGAGCGTCAGATATCTCATTATTGACTCTCTGGATTAGTTCTTCGTCTGATATTTTTTTAGATGATGCCATAATTTCTGTATTCTATGTCCTTTGTCCATGTCGGGTCTGCGCCAGACACAGCAAATCTCTGTGATTGGAAGGCATATCGTGTCGCAGACATGAGATCATCACGGATTGCAACCACTTTTCCACCTTTTCTGTGGTACATCCTAAACTCCTCAAACCAGTCTGGGAGCGTAGAAAACACCTTAAATTTACCATTTTCCATGCTCTGAATCATAGCCATAAGCCCTTCTTCTATACTATTACCACCCTTATTCTCCCCTAAAGCGGGTGGATTAGTGAAGTGATCCAGTCTTAGGTTGCAACCCAGATTACGGTACTGGTCAGCAAGACCAGGATTGCCCATAGAGTCTCGTCTATTGCCATCATGGGGATAAGCAATGGGGATAAAGTGGGGCCGAGTCCGTATAGTCTGGGAATGAACCGATGGTGATGCCTTAGACATCCTGTAACAATCGTAGACATAGAATGTTTCCTCGTCAAGGTCGACAGCACACCACACAACTGCCGTAGGATGGTCCCATCCGAAGTCTATTGCAGCTATTCTAGGCCAATGATCCTCTATATGTATAGGATCAATCATTAGTTTCTCTTCATTTACAGGGAATATAAGGCCAGAACCAATAGATGGTCTGCCATATCGTCTCATTTCCCTTTCGTGAGGACTGTAACTGGACAGAATCTGCTGCATGACATCCTCATTAAGATGTCCTTTCTGTCCTTTTTGCGACATTACTGTCTCAGATGCGTCATCCCAGGTAGCATTTACCAATGCCTGACCTGGTTGTAGGTTGTTCATAAAGGATGCAACTGTCTCTGTCATCCCTGCTTCTGGTGTAAAGGTCATGTATACCATGCCTCTACGGTCCAGAGTGCGGGTAACAGCCTGTGAGTAGATGTCTCGGCTAGGTTCTTCGTCTAACCAGATGCAGTCTACACTGCGTCCTTGCCATTTCTCTACACCCATCTCATAGGCTTTAAAAAATAAAGAGGAGTTCCCACCGCTGACATGCTTTATAAGAGCAACAGATTTAGCATTAGGTACACCGGGTTTACGTTCTGTCTTTATTATATAATTTTTTGGAACAGTACCCGATCCGAATGCCTCTGGATCATCAGGAGAACCCAATAACTCATATTGTACAATGTCTCTTGTGGTTTCGTTGGAGACTCCACCTGCCCATGCTACGATGGGTTGGTGGTATACCCGTCCTTTCCACCACTCTGGGTACAACCCCGTCAAGTGATAAGAAAGTTCCATACTACCGCAGTAGGATTTTCCTATACGGTTAGCAGCCATTAACAGTCGCTGATTGGATTCTGCGCCTGTCTTGTGAAACTTCAGTTGGTAAGGGTAGGGATCATAGGAATTAATCCTGTTGAACCGCTCCCGTTGCCTTAACTCCCGTAGGAGTTCTACTGCTCTAGTGCTTGAGGAGGGCATCTAGTTCCCTTTCTATTTCCTCTTTCGACATTGACTCTATGGTTGTTGTTTCGATTCTTTCGATNGGTTTNAGTCCAGCCCTGTCAAGGAGATCTTTGACAGCACCGAGCCTAACCGATTCCGACTCAGCTGATTCAGCCAGTTCACTAAGCCATCTAAGACCTGCTGGAACTTTGTCTGCAAGTAGTTTCTGAGTTGCTTCATGTATTTCATTTTTAAACTGCGCCTTTAGTTGTGAGCCTCTAACCTTGGCTGTCTTCTCTGAATAACCCGCATGGATAGCTGACTGCTTGGCATTGCCAGTCAGTACATAATGTTCAATGAATTTATCTTGGAGTATTGTCATTACCTCATACCCGGATGTCCGTAACCACCCTGTTGACCCATACCAGATGCAGAGTAACCACCAGAATCTCTATCACCTCTTACCTGACGATTTGCTCCAGCAAAGGTATCTATATTCGCTGCTGCAAGAACATCTAACTGCGCTCCCGTTAAGCCACCAATGCCAGCATCCATGTAGTCCTTGCTCCTCATTATTCTATTAGCCCGTCTTACCATGTCCTGCTCTGCTTGGGCTGCTGCTATATCGGCTTGTACCGCTGCTCTCTGGGCTGCTTGCCTAGCTGCATCCTGTGCTGCTGCTTCTTCTGCTGCCCTACGCATTGCTGCGTCTGCTAACTGCTGGTCTAACCTAGCTTGCGCTGCAACCGCTGCTGTTGTTGGTGCAGTCGGTGCAGGAGTAACTGCTGCTGGCATAGCCTGTTGTCTCGGTGCCATCGGTGCGGATACTGCTGGTAATGGTGCAGTGCCACCACCTAGTAGGCCACCTGCCATCATCATATCCTGTGTATCCGCAGCTGCTGCCATGTACTCAGCTGCCTTGGCATCTGCTTCTTCTTGTCTAGCTTGTTCCGCAGCTACTGCTTGCTTTTCCTGTGCTGCTGTAACTTGCCCTGCAAGAGCATCAAGATTTACATAACCTCCGGGTGCAGCTACCGCAGGATCAATACTAGA